GACCTGAATCGGCTACAGCATCACTTAAATCAGACGAAGATATTTTAGGAGAATCAACAGCAGAAAACATATTAGTTCCACCTAGTTCTTTAGGTATTCTATAAACTAATCCTTTTTTTGATGTGCCTTTATATTTTAAATCAACAGACTTGACTTCTATCTTATCTAGATAATTAGCAAGAACTTCTTTATCATATTCACCTGATTCAGTGATTCTTTTGATAAGCATGTTCTTAATATTATTTTCTTTAAACTGATCTCCATCTAAACCAAATCCTAAATTAAATCTTATTTTACCTTTAATTTCATTTTCTTTATTAGCAGTATAACCATTCAATTCATATAAAAGTTTAGCAGGTACATAACCACCTTGAGTTTCTATTCCCGCACTATCAACAAATACTTCTTCTGCTATTGATACAGCTTCGGGTTTAGATTTTTTAATTAAATCTAAATCTATTCCTTTATTAGCTAAAATTTCTTTTTCAACTTCATATTCAGACTTACCATCTGTATCTAATTTTTTAATTTCTACTGATTCACCTGCAATTATTTTTTTAGCATCTTCAACATCTACTTTTAATTCTAATAATCTATTAAAATCTTTTTTTTGTTCTTCATTAAAACTATCAACAGAAACATCAGCAACTTTAATTTCTTTAGGTTCTTCTACTTTTATTTCAGATTCAGTAGTTATAGTTTCAGGTTCTTCTACTTTTATTTCAGATTCAGTAGTTATAGTTTCAGGTTCTTCTATTTTTATTTCAGATTCAGTAGTTATAGTTTCTTCAGGGATAATATCTGTAGTTTCTACAGTATCTGATAAAATGTTTTCTGGAAGTTTATTTTCTTCATTAATAAGTTTTTCGTTTTCAACCATAACATTTTAATCTGTCTTTTGATTTTTTTCAATTATTTTGTCTATTTCGTTTTCTTCTTCTTTTTTAGCTGTAACAAAAATAGTAAATGGATCACTAGCTCCATCATTTTTTTGAGCTAGTAATTGTTGATAGTAATGAGCTGTAATATAACCAGCATCTGTTACATCTTTATCAGTTCCAAATAATTGTTTTAAAGTTTCAGAAGTTACCTTACCTTCTTTTCTTAATTTTTCACCAATCATTTTTTCAGACATTCGAATAGATTTTTTCTCAAATTGTTGATCACCTAATTCAAAATATTTATAAGCATAATCTTCACTTGCCATAGAAATATCATTAGCTGCCATCTGTGCTGCAACAAGTTTTCTTAAAGCCTCAGGTCTTGATCCAATATCTCCTTTAGTTTTTAGTAAAGTGTCAATATCTTTATTAGATACGGGATATAGTTTTTTAACATCTTGAACTACTTGTTCAAAAGTTGCAGCTTGAAATAAATCATTAAATATAATTTGTTCATCTACATCCATTCTATTTCCATTTTTTTTAACATAATCTTCACTACCTATTTTATTAGCTAAAGCATCATATTTTTCTCCTAAACCTAATTCTACTAATATTCCTTTTAAATCTCTAAATGTTGAATTAAGAACTCCAGTAGGAAGTTCTTTACCTTCTAAGGCAACTTTTCTTACTATATTAAATCTATCGTTTATAGATTTATCCATATCTTTTTTAAATTGTTGTCTTTCTTTATATTCTTTCATACTCTCTACAAGTAAATTTTCTGATGTACTAGGATATCTTCTAGGTTCTTTTTTCTGAGCTTTCATTTTAGCAATATCTTCTGCTGTAAATGAAGCTTCAGCTTTAAGTAATCCACCAGCGATAGCTCCTATATCTGACTTAGCTTGACCTATAGGTTTTATACCAGATGATTCATTAATGATTTGTAATCCTCTTATCATATTTTTTCTTTTTTCTGGATCTTCAAATATAGCATCAATTTTATCAGGAACTGCTTTAGCTACATTCATAAAAGAATTACCTACACTTTTAGTAAATTCACTCAATGATCCTGTTTTTATATCTATGTTTGAAAAAACACTAGGAGAAGTATCTTCACCTGCATAACTAGGTTTTTTGGCTTCGATAGTTTTTAAAGCATTACCTAATTGAAATTTTAAGACATCATTTTCTTTTTTTAATGTAGGAAGTATTTCAAGAGCTTCACCTTTTAATCTTTCTGTTTGTTGACTTTCTACTTGAAAATCTTCCATATTTTCTACACCAGAACCTAATGTAACAGCATCTTTTTCAGCTTGAGTTTCTGCATCATCATACTCTATATCTCCTTTATTAGTTATATAAGTTGGTCTACTGTTGTCACCAACCATAAAGTTTTCTTCTGAGTATTGATCTTCGTTTGGTAAAGCCATTATATCTCCTTAAACTCTACATCGAGTTTATTGTAATCTACCATTAGATAACCTTCATTATTAACAATAGAAGCATGAGGAACTTGATGAGCCATAACACCTTGGTATTTTTTATCATCGCCTTTATATTTAAAGTTATAAATTTTAATTCCTGATGTAGATTTACCAACTAATTTAATATCATCTTTTAATCTTATATCAGACATTTGATATGCTGCAAGTCCTGCACCTGCAACTTGACCAAACATACTTGGTCCAGCTACTGGTGTTCCAACTGATCCTGATCTTTCTTCTCCATAACTTCTTATAGGAGCACCCGATAAAGCACCAATCATTTGTTTAATTTGTCCACCTGCATATTCTCTTTCTTCTATAAAGTCACGATATCCTTCTGCAAGTCCAGCTTGTTCTATACCACGAGCTTGAGTTCCAAAGCCAGCAAGTCCTGCTGCTGATGATCCTAAAGCCCCTATTTGAGATTGAGCTGATTGTAATTGTGCTGCTCTATCTTGAGCAAATCTATTTGCACCTGATTCAAAACCAGCTTGTCTTAATCTTGCTGATGTATCTCCTACTGTATCTAAATATCTTTCTCTTCCTAATACATTTTCTATACCTTGTCTTTCTCCACCAAAAGCTCCAGCACCGATTGCTTGAGCAGTCATTCCTTTTTGAGTTTGACCATAAGCTTCTTGTAAATCTCCTAAAGCTCCTGAGATAACTTGATCTTGATATGGGTTAGCATAATTTGCTGCTGTTGCAGTATCATAAGTTTGAGCACCTATTGCAGAAAGTTGTCCTGATTGTGGAAGAATTTGATTTTTATATACATTAGCAGCCTGTGTTTCCATAGGATCAAGATCAGCTATACGATCACCAGTAAAAGGTTTATAAGGTACATCAAATACATTTTCTGCTCGTCTTAAAGTTCGTTCTTGAATTTCTTTAAAATATTCAGGAATATCATAGCTAGTCGATGACTGCGATGGTGCCTGTACTACAGTTGTGTTTGGTTTAAAAAGACTACCCATTGATTATATATGTTCCTCCGATATTTTTAAATCCTAATTTAACAAAAGCTTTATCTTTTCTTTCAATGTCTTTACCTTGAAAGATTTCGCATATCGCAGTTACTTTATTTGCTAGTGCGTATTCTTTAAAAACTATCATTATAGAACGAAATATCCTAAAATTTCTATGTTTAGGATTCACGTGTAACCATAAAGTTCTCATGAACTTTTTGTCACTATACCATGTCTCATCAACTGTTGCAGCTAATGTTCCTATAATAATATTTTCATATTCTACTACTATAACAAAACTATTCTTAATGTAAAATACTATATTCTCTAAAGCTTTAGTATTATTAGTATTTCCAAAGTTGAATGGAGCCTCTGTAAGCCACGTTTTTAACAGTTCTCTTATACGAACAGCATCAGATATTCGAGCTGGTCTTATAGTATATTTATCTTTTTCCATCTTGTTTTATATTTACTCTTAATGTACCAAATCTCCAGTTATCTCCAACATTATTATTTTGTATCTTAATATTAGATTGTCTACCACGAATACGTGTATTAACGAACCTAGTTGTGTTGTTTACAGTCAAAGTTTCTCCTACTGTTGCTGTATCATTAGGATAATCTTTAACACTTAAAGTGATTACAGTGTCTCCAGTTTGATTTTGAAAGTCTGGTATAACTTTATTAATAAAACTAAATGTTTCACCATCAGCAATGTCTCCATCACCTGATTGAATATAAGCTTGTAAAGCAGAGCCATCAGCATCTACTCCTGATTCTTGAGCATAGATTAAACTTCTACCTTGAGTTACTCCATTAATTGTTGAAATAGTACTTGCGTTAGAAGTAGCTAAATACTCTGTAGCTAAAGGATTAAAATTAACTCCGTTATCTTGATAAGTACTTCTCTCCATAGTTCCAAAATACCAAGAGTTTTCTAGATAGTTATAAATTACATAACGATCATTTTGATCAGCGGAGCTAGAACAGTAGTACCATATTACTTCAGAGAAGTTAGAATTTTGTGCAGCATAGACTTGAGGATATTGAATT